GAAACTAAAACTGAAACTAAAACTGAAACTAAAAAAACTAAAACCAAAAATGAAATAATTGAGCCTACAAAAGTAAAACCAGAAAGAAAGAATATAACAAATAAGCAAGCAACAAACTTAAAACGTTGCCCTAATGGAACTCGTAAAAATAAAATGACAGATATATGTGAACCAATTATAAATAATTCTGTTAAAAAAGAAAATAAACCATTAAAACAAAAAACAAAATCTAAACGATGCCCCAACGGAACTCGTAAAAATAAAATATCTGGACTGTGTGAAAAAATTAATGAAGTTTAAATTAATTAATTAATTCTTTAATGAAAATTCTTTAATATTATTATTTATTAATAATAATATGAGAGATTGTTGTGCTAGCACAAAAAGAGCCAAAAAATGTAAAAGAAAAGATGGTAAGCTATTTAGTCTTCCACGAAAATTTACCAAAAAACGTTGTGCTCATATTAAAGGTTTTACTATGCGTTCATCATGTGCGCCATATAAATATTGCTAAATTTATTTACTATAGCTATAAAATAAAAATGCAGCACTAGCACCCAATAATTGAGCAATTACATATACTACAAATTTAGAAACATCTATTTTTTTAGATAATAACATCATATAGCTTACTGCCGGGTTAAAGTTGCCTCCGGAAACTTTGCCACCAAAATAAATAACTGACGCTAAAGTAATACCTATTGCTAAAGGATCACCAGACATTAAAATTACTGCCAAGAAAATAAAAGTTCCTATGAATTCTGTGAAAAATTCTAACAACATTTTATATATATAAAATATAAAATTATAAATTATAAATTATAAATTATAAATTATAAAGTATAAATTATAACTTATAAAATAATTTATAAAATAAATTATAAAGTATAAATTATAAAATAAATTATAAAATAAATTATAAAATAAAATATAAAATAAATTATAAAATAAAATATATAATTATAAAATTTAAAGAAAACATAAAACTTATATAAAGTTATGAATAAGAGTGAAACAAAATCTACTATTTATGACCCAGATACAAATTCTGTAAAGTATGTAGATGATACATATGATGGCAAACTATTTTTTAGAAAAAATAGTGGTAAGCCACATATCTTCTTAGCATATTCAATAAAGATGGAATTTACTATAGTTAAAATATTAATGGAACATTCACATCCAAATATTGTTTATTATTATGACATTAATAGTAAATACGTTGACATGGAACAAGTAGATACAGAAAAATCAAATCCCTTATATCAATCTGTTATGACACGCGAAGAATTAAATGAAATAATAGAAACAATGAGTAAAGTAAAAGACTTTTTACAAGCACTAGGAATTATGTATATAGATTGGAAATTTGATAATATGGGAAAATCTGTGGAGGGAAAATATAAATTATTTGATTTTGATGCGTCTGGACTAATCGATTTAAAAACGCAACAATGGAAACTTGAAGCAAATCCTATAACTTGGAGTTATAGACACGCAATTAAAAATGGAGCACAAACACCAAAAGAAATGGATGATTGGTCTTTTAACCATAATATTATTGAAGAAGGGGAAAAACTAATGAACACATAAATGAAAAAATTTTACCATAAATAAACATGGCTCAATATTTTAGCATTATAATAACCGTTTGATTTTCTTTTTTCTAATGCTATTGCTGAACCTCTTTTTTTTGTTCCGGAATGCCGATTAAAATAATTTTGCATACGTTTGCGATCATTATGATTTTTATAAGCATATAATTTTAAAGGTGTTCTGTCTTTAAATTGTTGATAGTCTGATGCTCCAAAATGTATTTTGCGTATTTTTTGTGTTGCTTTATTTTTAATGTATGCTGTGTATTTTTTGCCCGTTATTTTACTTCTCTCAAACTTAATAATTTTTTCGCGCATTATTCTTATAAAATATATTTTATTTTATAATTTTATATTTTATATTTTATATTTTATATTTTATAATTTTATATTTTATATTTTATAATTTTATATTTTATAATTTTATACTATTATAGTATAAAATTATGAATGTCCCTATTAAATATTTGCCTAAACACATAACTAAAAAAGATAAAAAAATAATTTCAAATGAATTAAAAAAATCACGCAAAGCTTATAAAAAACACTCTTATATTACGCGAAAACATATTGCGTCGTATAAATCTAAACCTTCAAAACATTTATATAATGTTAAAAAATTATATAATATTACCAAACTAGTGGTCAATTCTAATCTCTCAAAAAAAACTGGATGTTCTATAAATTCATTACGAAAAATTGTAAATAAAGGACAAGGTGCTTATTATTCATCTGGTTCAAGACCAAACCAAAGTAGTCATAGTTGGGGACTAGCGCGTTTAGCTAGTTCTATTAGTGGAGGAAAAGCATCGGCAATAGATTATAAAATATTAGAAAATGGATGTAGTAAATCATCCAAAGCACTAAAATTGGCCAAAAAGGCAAAATTAAAATATAATTTTGGAACACGTAGAGTAAGAAAAACTAAATTATTATAAATTAGCAATAAAACCAAATTGTTATTTAGAATACACTAATCCCGCAAAACCATTTTGAAACAATAATATATTATATTTTTCTTCTATAACATGTAAATTGTAATAATACTTATAAATACTAGTTGGGTCTTTTGATACTCCAATAATAGCACCGGTTTCCTCATCACATATAGTGGTAAAGTTTGAACTTATTGGATCTATAGGAGGATTATTATAATTATTATACTCAAATTCAATTGTTTTAAATAAATTAGTATTAAATGCTCCGCATGGTTGTAGTTTAAATGGATCAGTTGTTAGTGTGAAATTATAACAATATAATCCAGTTTTTGAACAGGATCCATTAGATTTATTATACTTTTCCACTTTACTAAAAACATTACTATCAAAATCTTGTTCTCTATATTTACCATCACAAATTATAGCAAAATTTTTCATTATTTCACACTGATTTGTTTGTGAGTATATATCTGGAGTATATCCTGTTATATAAATGTTTTTTGAAGCATCACCATTATAACTAAATTGCGTACTATAATATTTATACGCACTACTGATATTAAGTTTTTCTAAATCATTTGGAATCTTGTCTTCATATAACCAATTAGTATAATTAGACCATTCATTTCTGGAAGCAATATCGCTTCTTTGAAAATACCACATCCAACTAGTTATTAAACCCTTAGACTCTATTTTTATTTTACTAGACTTTATTGCTTTTTCAAAGTTATATTCGTTAATTTCTCGTATTAAATAGGTCTGGCTATTTTTAGCAAAATGTTGTCGCTCCGATTCCTCTAAAAAACATTGCGTACATATTAAATGAACATTACTATTTAGTATGGTATTATAATTTATATAACTGTCATCATCAATATTTAAATCTCTATATGGCGGAGGATTTATAAATCTTTTAAATTGATAAGCCAATTCGTTTTGATTTGCTTGAATTTGTGGAAAATTGTTATAGGGTATAGGATTTGTAGAATTAGTATATAGCACATCTTTTATTGTATATAATTCTATAATGGGTCTTAATGTAAAATCAATAACCAACTCACTATATTGTAAGCATATTAATGGAAACGCCATTAAAGACGACATAGAAAACCAACTATTTATTGGTATATATAAATTATATTCTCGTATTGACGGTTCGACGTTGCTTATATCAGGACTAATATTATAAATATTAAACGCACTCGGATAATTACTATTTCTATTATTGTAATTAGCGGGATCATTTAATTCGTTAATATTTCCTGTCATTTTATCAAATATTGCTTTTTTATGTGCGTCATAGTCCCGTTCTACAATATTTTGTAAGTAATGACCGCTAAACTTCTGTATTGTTGCTCCGTCAATTGTTATATTAACTTCTTTAATTATTTGACAACCAATATTTTTAATCCATTTAAACTCATATGGTCTATAATCGTTATTGTGTTTTAAAACTGGACTCCATATTTTGGGTAGTTTTACTACTAAATAAGTATCCATTAGTAAATCTCCATAGCGCAAAATTTTAAAACTATACTTAGTAATTTTAGTTATATCTAATTCGGTTTGCCCTACTTGATCAATTCTAAATTTTTGTAATCCAAAATTAGTATATTTAGCATATGTTGACTTAAAAAAACTTTTAGTTGGATTACCTGTCAAAATAATATTTTGATTTCCTAGCGCTATTAAGTTTAACAATCCACCTGCCATAATAGTAATTAATATAACATTATACTTTTTATTTATGTTATAATATATTTTAATTTTTATATAGTAATTAAAATATATAGTAATTATAATTATTATGGGAGACAATGCTTTAA